ACATAGGGGTTGCAGTAATTTTGATTTAACATAATGTTGCTGTTTTCACAGAAAGAAATTGCTCGACATAATTCTTCTATAAATTCCTTCTCAATCCTTTTTAGGTTCATTTTTGTCCTCCTTAAGTAATTCAGGATTTTCATAAATATTACCGATAACTTCAAAATCCCAACATCGTTCCTTATAATCACTTGTATACGATAAACCATTATGAATAAAGTTGTTAATCTTAATATTATAACCTCTTACTCCATAAGCAAACTTAAACTCACCATCTTCAAAAGTAACGACACATCTATTTTTTGAAAACGATTTGCGTTTTTTCTTAGTCATCTTTTCGATTTCTTTTTTATGTTTCAAATCTTTCCACCAAGGTATTATTATGTGATAATGTTTATATTCAATAATATCTCCTTCATATATCTCCTTTCCATTTTTATCTTTTAGGTTGGTAGATTGCATCAAAACTAAGGTCTCTTTTCCTTCATAGGTCAACCCAAAATCTTTTTCTAATCCATAGGATATTATTGTGGGGATGGTGTCGGGGGTATTTCTAACCGTAACTCCCTTTATGTTTCCATTCTTATCAAAATGTAAATCGGTAACAGTTAACATCTTTTTGTGGAATGTTTGCCAAACTCTAAATCTAACTTTTTTCATTCTCCCCTCCTACAAGGTTGCTTCCACATTGGCAAATTACTAAATGATTGTGGATTATCTATATTACAGCCCTTTTCTGATAGTTTCTGTCTAACTCTTTGGTCTATATAATCCTTTTCAAGATATATAGGAATACTTGTTATCTTTTTGATAGACGAAACGATAATATAAAAGGCTATGGAAAATAGAATTAGGGGTAAGATTAGTTTTTTCATTTTTCTCCTTTTTTAATTTGTAATTTTTTGGTACAAATAAATATCATCAGCAATCCTTCCTTTACGTTCAAATTCCCAATCCTCTGCATGTGAGCTTGGGTCTAGCACTGGCTTAGGGTTTAGGATTCTGATTATCGGTATTGGTTGGGAGATATACATCCTTTTTAAAAAACCATTATATTCTAATATTGCTTTTAGTTTTTTTATGTTTTGTTTTTATTTAATTAGTAAAGACCGTCCGATATCGCTTCGGCTAGTTTCAATAAATTGTTAATTTCTTTAAGTGTCATCTGTTCTAACTCTTGCTTAGAAAATGTATGGTTAACCGACCACCTTGGGTTATACCAATTTTCACTACACCCCATACTGTTTCTTTGGTTAATGTCCCTAATGGTTGTAATTTCCTTGATTAAGTCTTTCTTTTTCATAGTTTATTTAATAAGTAATAATTAAACACTCACCCGTGCTACCAATCAAACTTGTACTTCGCCTGATTGGTAACCCTCGTATACTTGATGGAATTAGTCGCCTTGTATAGTTTCTTTGGGCTTCCATCGGGGCAACACTGAGTTGACAGAGCTGGTAATGAATCAGTTGCACTATACTCACGGGTTAATGTTCAATTTTTAATGTTCTCCCCTTTTGAGCATATTCCCAAAAAGGTTGCCTTTGGTGGGTCAACCTCCCAGAAGCCCACCATTGGCATTATAGTCCTGCTTTCTCTAGACTCACTTTCCAGTGTCTTAGGCCTCTAGGATAGCCCTCTCTTTCGAGAATAGAGTAAAAGCAGTTTACATTGTCTTTGTAGTTATATACATCACCTTTACAGTAAAGAGCAAAGGTTGAATCAATAAATTGGTAAAGTCCTTTAGCGGTAGAGTTGGGGTTCTTTGCTTTGGGATTAAGACTACTCTCAACCTTAGCCAATTCTATAAACTTGGTAATAGTGTAATCATCATATCCCAACGATTGACCTTTTCTTCTTATATAGCACATAGGTTCGTCACAAGGAGTTAAGGTAGGAGTTGGAATTGTAGTTGGGGTTACTGTCGGAGTTTTCTGTTCTTTAATTTGGTGTCGGTTAAACATTCCCATTGGAAAGAATGCTAGCATTATTGCAATTATAAAGGAGATTAAGTATTCAACGGTTTCGGAGGTTTCTTTTTTCATAATTTCATTATACTCTATCTTTACTAATCTGTCAAGTATACAAAAGGAGAGAGTCTCAACCGTTAGGCTTCCACCCTCTCCCCTTTCATACACTCAACTTATTTTTAACCCAATCAATAAACCCTTCCATTTTTTTAGCATACCAAGTATCAAATAGTTCGTCTGTTTTAGTTTGTTTCCAAAGAATAAATAAGACCGACCGCAGACGCTGGCTAGGAGTTTTAGTATCAGTCTTGCCTTCGATAGTTATTTCTTCTCTAACGCCTTTAGGAGTAAAGGTGGTCTCACATTCGATGTTTTGTAATTCCATAAATAAGACTTTTTGTTTTGGGTCTAATTCGGGAGTCGAGATAGTCAAACCTAGTGAACCATCTACTTTGGCTCTAATACCTGTAATGATAGTGTTTACCTTTACTGATTTCATTTGTCTTCCTTTTTGTCTTTAATTTTTTTCCACCAAGCATATAACCATTGTCTAGCTGTTCCAATTGGCTTGTAACAAAGTCTGTTGTTCTTCCAATAAACTTTCATAACAGGGTGATTTCTGTAAACCAACACCTTACCTTTTCCTTTAGCACTTCCAACCGGAACTGCTTTGGTATCAATAACAAAAGGAACGAATGACTGACCCCCGTTAAGAATTAGAAACACCACTTCATCTCTTCCTTTAACCAGCTTTTCTTTCCAATCAACAACAGTTTCAAAAGCCTTGTTAACACTCTCTCCAACAAAAGTAGTTAATCTATACTTCATTTTTTTTGACGACTTTTAACCTCATTTCTAACATAAACTTAAAATCAGCCCATCTTATATTTCCACCGTGATTAGGTCTATCATTACCCATAGCTATTATTTCCTTGTAGGCTTTTTCATATCCCCTTAACTCACATTTAGTCATTTTAGCCTCCCCAATAAATCCTTAAACATTTTAATTCCTTCGTCTAAACCTAGTTTTATTTTTTTGATAGCCTCTTCGTCTCGCTTTACTCTTTTGATTACTAAACTCTTTTCGAAATTAGGATTAAAAACCACATAATCACACCACTTTCTATTAGTAACATACATTTGCATTTGCATTTGCCACCTATGAGCCGAATCGATTTCATCGCTTAGTCTTTCTTTGATAAAATTGACATCGTTTTTACATTTAATCTCTACTAATCCGTCTTTGACTAATCCGTCTGGTGAGGCTCCGACATATTCGTTTAATTCACAAAACCCAACTTGTTCAACGATATTCCCAGTTTCTAATTCGTAAGCGTCTCGTGCCATAGCTTCTAGTTCGTGTCCTCGCTCCATATCTTCATTAGTATATTCTGGGGCTTTATTAGCCAGCTTCTCTGCAAGTTTTTTATAGACTAGGGTTTCTAATCCTTTTCCTGCGGTTGCGATAGCCTGAGCGGTGCTAGCGGAAAATACGCCAAGCCTTTTTTGTATCCACTCTTCCGAGCCTTGTTCGAAAGTATAGATTTTCATTTCAATTCCTCCTTTCTTTGATTGTAGATATTTAACAAGGATTTTTGATATTTATGCTTAGTTTCGGTTTGGATTTTCTTAGCTAAAGTATTTAAGGTCAATAAATCCGAAACTGCATTTAACTGCTTGACGTATTTCTCGGGCAAGTCTACAGTCTGCGGGACTGGTTTAGCCACCTCTTCTACTGCACACATTCCGATATTCAAATACCACCTTAAGGCTCTAGCGATAGCTCTTGTTTCAGCCATTCTGTATTTATGGGGGGCTATCATTTTATTAACATTTATGTTTTCGGCGTCTCCGTGTCCGGTGAATGTTCCTTTTTTACCTTTCACAATAGCTTTAAAAATAGGTCGTTCTGGGGTGCTAGACTTTAATTCATAAGTTTTGATAGAAGTTCCACCATTATTATGAAAGGCGTCTAATAATCCTTCAAATAAAACAAACTGTTTACCTTGTATACTTATGATGAATTTTTTATTCATAGTCTTTTTTAATTAGTAAAATCTTTTTTAATTAATAATTTCAATCTCTCTAGAGCCTCGTCGCTTTTACCTGTTAAATAGGCTCGCTCTAAGGCTTTTTCTGTGGCGTCTTGCCTTATATCGGGGTCTAAAATGCCGGATAGTGTTTTGGCTATCTTTTTGTAATTCATTGGTCGTTTACTAAACTGTCATAAGCGTGGGACTGTTCTAATATAGCTTCTTCTCTTAACTCTTCGTATAACTCTTGGTTGTATCTCTTTCTTTCCTTTTTGGATTTGGGGTCTTTGTATTTTTGGAGGTTTTTCATTTTTAAACTTTTTCCATATAGTAAACGGCAAGCGCCATCATTGTTATTGCGAAGAGCTCCCCAAAACCAAAGTCTCCTACACTAAGTAGATTGAGCATACCAGTAACCAAGATAATAAAGTATACTTCGTATATCCTTTTTATCCATTCAAGTTTCTTTTTCATTTTAACCATATTGGTTTTAGTTTAATTTTTAATTGCGTGTCCACCTGCATTTTCTGCTTTTCAACTTTTCATTTATAGTTGTTGTTGCCTCAACTGATTTGATTATAGACTATCTTTACTAATCTGTCAAGTAGTTGATTTAGTATTAAGCCAGTGGTGAATGGTTTGTCTGGTGATTTTAAACTTTCTTGCTATCTTGGCAATCGGAACACCCAATTCAATTAAACTCTTTATCTCGGCAAACTTCTTATACGAAAACTTTGTCTTCATAAGCTATTATAACATATCTGTAAAGAAGTAAAGTTGATATAGTTTTTACTAATTTACTTTCTAAGTTGGATAGTATATTGTTAGTTTAGTTACTAATTAGGAGGAGCAGAAGTTATGTCTACAACCCAAGAAGAAAAACCTTTTTCCGTATATAGGTGCGAGGTCTGTAAAGGTCGTGGAACAGTCAATTGGGGTAAGGAGGAGTGCAAGGCTTGCGGTGGCAAGGGATACATAGTGCTAGACAATATGACTGGTCTACCCGTTAAAGGAGGAGCTAATGGGGTGGAAACAACCAATACCAACTGACCTAGAAAAAGACTTTGGAGACGACAAGATTGCTTATATGTTGTTTCTACTATTACTGGTAAGGGCTAGAAATGAGGACACGGTTATAAAGTGGGGAGGAAAATTCATCAAACTTAAGAGAGGTCAATCGTTGTTTGGGAGGAACTCTTTTTGTAGATATTTTGGACTTTCACCGTCAGGAATTGAAAAAGTTTTAAAAAGGCTCGAAAAAGTAACAGGCAAAGTAACAAGCGAGAGAACCACAAGTTTTACAATAGTTACCATTAAAAACTACGATGAGATAACCTCAATGTCACAAGCAAAGTCACAAGCGAGTAACAAGCGAGTAACAAGCGAGTACCAAGCGAGTAACACTAACAAGAATGTATTAGAGAGTGTTAAGAGTGTTAAGAGTGTTAAAGATAATACATACATAAGTTCTTCAACTCATAAAAAATACACCCTAGAGGAGTTAGCTAAAATTTATGTTGATTTGTTTAACAAGGTAATGAAAACAAAATACAAATCCATAAAGGCAATACTAAAAGGACTAGAATACTGGTTACAAACATACGAAATACCAGACATAGAGATAGCAATTAGAAACATACCGTCAAATAAGTTTTGGAAAGACAAAATGACCCCAACTATATTATTCAGGAGAAAAAATCCACAAGGGGAAGATGTGGATTACATAGGAAACCTATTGAACCATTAAAAATTAAATAAACTATGCAATCAATAAAACAGATACTAGACAACAAAAAACTCCTACAGGAGAAATACAAAAATGAAGTGGGGATGAAACTAACCCCCGATAACACTCCAGAGTGGATTAAATTAAAGGCTAAAGTCAACGGTCTTGGGACAGATGTTTCAATGTGGGCGAGAAAAAGACCTGTGAACAAGAGAGAGATAAAGAATGGGTCATTAAAAGGGGCTATGGTGTATGAAATAATTGTAGAAAAAGGAAAGTTTGGACACAAAGATTATATGATTAAGTCTGTTGTTTATGAGAGAAGTGGTATCTTAAAGGCTTACTATGTCGGGTTTTTGTCAAACAAGAATATGTGTTATTACAGACACATCATCGACAATATGAGCCAACTAAATGATAAAAAAAGTTTTATTTAGTATCCTAATTTTCTCGCTGGCGAGAACTGTGCTATAATCAAGTATGAGAGGAGCCAACGGCGGGAGACCGTCCAAATATAAAGAAGAATACTGTGAAGAAGTAGGGAGATATTTAGATGAGTGTGGATTTGGCAGATTGCCAATGGTTGAAGACTTTGCCATAAGATTGGGAGTATCTAAACACTCAATTTATAGATGGGTGAAAAAACACGAGAAGTTTCGCGACTCTTTGAAAGCCATCAAGATAAATCAGAAGAGACAACTCATAAACGACGGCATATATGGAGGCAAAGAAGTCAACTCAACAATAGTCAAACTATTACTCCAAAACAATCACGGAATGAAAGAGAAGACCGATGTTACTACTGGAGGCAAACCAGTTGCTATACTAGGAGGAAATGCGTTATCAAGCCACAACAGCCACAAAGAAACTATTAAAGCTGAAAAAGAGGATTAGGGGTGTATCGGGTGGAACTAGTGCCTCTAAGACTATCAGTATACTTCTTATCCTTATAGATTACGCCCAGAGTGTCCAGAATGAATTAATCAGTGTTGTATCAGAAACATACCCACACTTAAAACGAGGAGCGATTAGAGACTTCCTAAACATAATGGAGGGTCATAAATACTTCAAACCAAAAAGGTGGAATAAAACCGACTCAACTTATACATTTGAAACTGGAAGCAAAATAGAGTTTTTTAGTGCCGACCAATCAGGTAAAGTAAGAGGTCCAAGACGAGATGTTTTATTTATAAACGAAGCAAATAACATTTCATACGAAGTCTACACGCAGTTAGAAATACGAACACGGAAAATAATATGGATGGACTGGAATCCAACGATGGAGTTTTGGTTCTATACTGAAGTCAAAGACAAAGAGGATACAGACTTTATAATTTTAACCTACAAAGACAATGAAGGATTGGATGAGTCAATTATAAAATCAATCGAAAGCCGAAAAGAGAACAAGAATTGGTGGAGGGTATTTGGATTAGGGCTTTTAGGAGAATTAGAAGAAAAGGTTTATAAAGACTGGAAACTAATAGACGACATTCCCCACGAAGCTAGACTAGAGAGATATGGACTAGATTTTGGCTATAGTAACGACCCCACAGTTATTATTGCGGTTTATTATTATAACGGCGGATATATACTAGACGAAATAACCTACCAAAAGGGATTAAGTAATAAATCTATCGCCGACATATTTAATAACCGACCAAAGGCTTTAGTTATAGCGGATAGTGCCGAACCTAAAAGCATAGACGAAATAAGAACATACGGAGTAAACATATTAGGAGCTTCTAAAGGTCAAGGTAGTGTTTATCAAGGCATTCAGTATGTCCAAGACCAAAGGATAAGCATAACCAAACGAAGTGTTAAATCTATCAAGGCTTATAGGAATTATATGTTCAAGACTGATAAAGACGGAAGAATACTAAACGACCCAGATGACACGATTCACGAATGGTCAAACTCAATGGATGCCGTTAGGTATGCCCTCACTGACCTCAAACCTAATGTAGACACTGAATTACCACCGGAAGAAAATTTAGATGGATTATATATATGAAATATGGAGTAAAATTAAATCCAAAGAATTTACAAGCACACTTGGATATAGAGTCCGACATCCAAAGGATTAAAAATGGAACAATAAATTTTGTATTGAAAGTAAACAGAGGAAATTTGGTAGACTATGTTATCTATGAAAGCGTCCGAGATACCGAATTTACCGCTTCACTTGCTAATAGAAAAACAAGCGTCTGATATTCAATTTGGACAGATAACTTATACTTGTCAAATTAAAAACGGTCTGGTGATTATGAAAACACTAGATGTTGTTACTGCCAAGAGAAAGAGATACAAAATTGAAAATTAACAAAATTGAAAATTAACAAAATTGACAACAACCAGTCTTAGTGTTATATTAAATTATTAGCAATGGCACAATGCGTGCGCACAGCTCCCTGATGGGGGCTTTTTTTATGAGCCTAATATTACAAAGAAAACAAGCGTCATACGAATACCTTAAACAAAAGAGGGATGACTGGGATGAATATGAAAAACTATTTCATAATTCCTTATCAAACCACAACGATGCCAGGTCGCACGTCTTTGACCCTAAACTTTCGACTTTGATGATTGAAAGGGCATATCGTGTTATGGCTCAAAACCCTACAGGAAAGGTTAGAGCTATAAGCAGAAACGATGAGGGAACATCCAGGTTAATGAATTTAGTCCTAGACAAATATATTCTTAAAAACGCTAATTCTCAATTCAACTTCTTAACTAAGTTACGAATGGTTGATATTTATTCTAGTTTATATGGCAGTTACTATGGTTTAGTGGATTGGACAGTAAAAAAGAATGGCTATGCTGGTCCTGATTTATGGTTACTTAATATACGAGATGTCTTCCCTCAAGTAGGGGCGGTATCAATTGAAGACAGTGATTATATTATCGTTAGAAGTTGGCAACCAATCTCATTCTTTGAGAAAAAGTTAAAAGACAAAGAGTTTAAGAATATCAAGAAGATTGTAGACATATTAAAGAAAAAATCTAACCCCCAAAAATCAGCTGGAGAGAAGACTAAAAGAACCAACGACAAATATCCCCAAGCAGAGGGAACCAAATCAGATGGTTATTACGAAGTCTTAACAATGTATGAAAAAGACAAATGGACAGATTATTGTGTTGACGCCGATTTAAACTTTAGGGAAATAAAGAATCCCCACGATAACGGAGAATTGCCAGTAGTTCAAAAATATTCTATTCCTTTAATGGACGACTTTATGGGTATGGGCGATGCCGAAAGAGGTGGAACGATGCAACACGTGGTTAATTCTGTTTGGAACTTATATCTAGACGGAGTTAAAACAAGCATTTATCCTCCAGTTCTAATCAACAAAGACAACATAGCCTCTATGAGTTCAATTAAAATGAAAGCAGGGGCAAAATGGTTGGTTAGAAATCAAATAAACAATGCAGTCCAACCAGTCAATCTAAGTCCTTTAGGTATATCCACCTTCAATAATACATTCCAAATAGCCAATGCCTCATTACTTAATATGTTTGGAACTACAGATACTGCGGTTACCAAACAGACCGAAGCAGGGTTTGGTAAAACTCCAGAAGCCTTGAAAATGCAGGGTGCAAGAGAAAATACAAGAGATAATGCTGATAGGTATTATATGGAGCAATTTATTAATAAGGTTGTGAATAAAATGGTCAATTTAATGTCTAAAAAGAACTCGGGCGGAGTGGCAATTAGGATGTTTAAAGATGAAATAGAAGAATTAGCCTCACAGTATGAAGATATCCAAGATATATATGACGAAAAGACAGGCAAGTTAACTATCTCAAAAGGAAAGATAGGCAATATTTTATATGATTATGAAATTGTAAGTGGTTCGACTTATTTAGTTGACCAAAAATCCCAGCAAGAAAATGTAAACGGATTATTAAGTATGATACTTCAAGACCCCGAAATGAAACAGCAAGTTATACAAACAGGTTATGCCCAATTAGGGAATATTAAAGTATCTGTAGGAGAATTGCTTAAAAGGTCAATAGTTAACTCAGGTCTACAAGACTGGGATAAGATAATTGAAGAAGAAAAACCAGAAGATATGACTAATAGGATTTTAGATGAGGGAACTCAACAATTTATTCAAGCGGTGCAACAAATGCAAAGTCAAGGTGTGCCAACAGGAGGTCAAAATGTCTGAAGCTATAAAACCAAAGTTTTTTAACATACCAGCACTAACTAAAACAAAAAAGTCTGAAGGACCAACCGATGAGGAAACCTCGTTATATACAATGTCCAAATCACACGGTTGGCAGTATTTAGTTAAAATAATAGAAAAAATGATATCCGACCTAGATAAAATCAACGACACAGCCATTACTAGCGGGGCTACATTTGAAGAAATAGGACGAAACACCATAGTTATCAGTTTAGTCAAAGACATTGTTAGAAAGCTCTTAAACAAAGTCAACGACGCAAAGGAAGCGTGTGAAAGCGGAGGAGGTAAATGAAACCTATGAGGAAGTTTTTAAATTCGTTCCCAAAGGTCGCCATAACTGGAGGCAACAAGGTTTTTACCTCGTTTGTAAAAGTTGCGACCTCCAGCACGCAATATTTATCGGACCTGATAAGGTTATGGTTGGTGAAACTAAGGAGGGTAAGCCAATCTTAAAGAAGAGGGTTTAATTGTGTGCATTATGTGCCTACAATCAAGCTCTTTGCTTGGGTAATCTCATATCACCTTACGGGTATGGTTAAAAGTTATTAAAACTATGGACGAAAGTCAAAAGATGGCGTTAAACGAAAACGAGGAAGCAAACGCTGATACCACGCCAGTATCTGAAGCTACTGAGGAAGTCAAGGAAACCGAATCGACGGAGGAGGTTAAACCTGAAGCTGAAACAGGTGAGAAGTCTAAAAAGGGCTTTTCTAATCGAGTTAGAGAATTGAATGCTCGTGCGAAGCAGGCTGAAGAAAAGGCACGCCAAGCTGAGGAGCAAATCAAATCGCTATCTGAAAGGGTTGAGGAACTAACAGGCGGTTCGCCTGATGTGCCACAATACACACCTCCAATCCAACCGGGGGCAGAAATAACCCCAGAGCAATATGGTAACGATGTTGCCAGAAGAGCTGATGCGATTGTTAATTTGCGACTTAAACAGCAAAGTGCGTCTTTGAAAATACAGTCTGACACTCAAGCGGTTGTTCAGAAATATCCCGAACTCGACCCTGATAATGACCTTTTTGATAAAGACTTATCTCAATCGGTTACTGAAGCAGTAGAGGCAAAGGTTCGAGCCAACCCCTACTCCGCAGATGTCAAAGGCTTTGTTGATAAACTGATGAAACCTTATAAAAGGTCGGTAGCCAAAGAAGTTGGAAAGGTAGGCGAGGAATTAGCCAAACAGGCTTCGCAAACCGCTGTAAAACCAACCTCAGTTAGAAAGCCAACGAAATCAGCAGAGGAAAAGTCTATACAAGAACTAGAAAGGGAACTGGGGATTGTTCAGACTTAACCTTAACTTGGCGTAAAATTAAATAGGAGTAAAAAATATGGCAGTAGTCGGTAGCGGAATATCCGGTGCAACCAATGTCAATACTACTTCATCGTTATCTGCAGAGATAATGACCTACTACGAAAAAGTTTTCTTAGCTAGGGCGGAGTATGACTTGATATTGAAAGAGGGTTCTCAAAAAAGAACTCACCCTGTTAATTCAGGACACACCGTAAACTTTACGCGTTACGAACCACTAAGTATTATTACTACCCCATTGGGAGAGGCTTCTAACCCTGTAACCTGTGCCGTCACAGCTTGCACCGTTTCGATGACTCTTTCAGCCTATGGTTTAACCGTAAACTCTGGAAAGATGGAGACTTTGGTTTCTATTGATTCAGGTGCTAAGGAGAAAGTCGAATTAGTCGGTCAAAATATGGGCGAAACTCTTAACCGTTTGGTTAGGAATGAGCTTGAAAATGGGACAGCCTATTACCCAAATGGACACGATGTAGCCAGCATCGCCGCAGGCGATGTTTTGGATGCTTGTAATATCCGTTTGATGGTGAGACAGCTTGAACTAAATAAGGCTCGTGCTTATAAAGACGGGACTTTTATGGGGAAGACAGACCCTTATAGCAAACACAGATTGCTGGGAGATACAACTTGGATTAATTCCAAAGTCTATTCTGATGTAAAGAAACTTTACAAAGGAGAGATGGGTGAGTTATACCAGGTTCGATGGCTTTTGAATAAAGACTTATCGTCTGGAACAGAAGCGGCATCAACAGCATCTTCGGGTGTTACAAGGTTCTATACTTATGTTCACGGCTCTGACGCATTTGGAACTTACGACTTAGCACAAGACGTTCCGAAACTTTATATTCTTCCTAACGTGGTGGATTCAAACTCACCTGTTGGTAGAATCACTAAAATTTCGTGGGCGGGTTCTTATGCAACTAAATTACTTAACAGTAATTGGGCATTAAGTTGTCGTTTCACTAGCGTTTAGTCGAGATAGGGGATACAGACGCCCTTAACTGTATCCCCGCATTTGTTAAAATAAAATTTTTGTTAAAATAAAATTAATAAAATTATGGATAAAACAAGACAAGCAGATTTACAACAACTCCGCAGGGAGTATAAAAACACTCGCGACCCAGTTATGAAAAAAGTAATTGAGGAAACTGGCAGAAAGATAAGAAACGAAGACAGTTGGACTAAAAGTGCTAGAGAGGCTTTACTAAGAGAAACAAGAAAAGGTAGGACTCAAAATACCAAAGACATTAGAGAAGATATGTTGAGGAGAAGAAATGCCATTTAGAACCCCAACAGAACCAACTGTAGATATAAAGACCGAAGCAAAAGATAAGACTACCGTTAGCACAGATAAGACAATTGTTCCTTATAAGGATTACGAATCTGAAAATGGCAGACCTTTTGTAGCCGAATATTATAAACTAGGTGATACCTGGAATGACCCAAATGGAGGTTTTTCAAAAGAAATATCACTTATACAAGAATTTTTTAACGATAGAATTGAAAAAGGAGAACTACCAAATAATGTCGAAGCCATAAAAGAAGCATTAAAAAAAATGGAAAAGATAACCAACATAGACAAAAACGAAAGACCAATAGTTAAAATTGAGGTCGTTTCAGAATATGTTAAATTCTTGAGAAATTGCGATAAAATAAAGTTTAATTTAGCAAGATATGGTAAGTAAAGATATAAAAACAGCAAAATCGGTTCAAGAGGTGTGGAATTTAGGTTTTGACACAGAATTTAATTTACCAGTAGTAGAGATGGTTGGGTATGACGGTAACGATATGCAAAGACTCACCTCAGATGCAGTGGCAACTAAAATTACAGTTTCGGGTGATGATACTTATATTGGAATCGCCCCACCTGGAACAGCACAGGCTACAGCTAAATGGCAATGTAAGAAGATTAGCGTAAGTGGAAGCGACACTACAATTACTTGGGCTGATGGTGATTCTGAGTTTGATAATGTGGCTACCGACCTTACAAGTTTATCTTATTCGTAATGGGAATCGTAATCGACAATATTGTAAAGGGAAATGTTTTAATGCACTCACACAATATGGATGTGAGTGATATTTCAATTAAAAAGTTAGGTTCACCAACCTATACGACTTTAGAAGAATGGATAAATACGACTCAATCGGTAGGAAAGATAAGCGGGGGGGGTTTGACAGATAATGGAGATGGAACAGTTGCAGTTTCTAATGGAACGGGTTTGATTAGGGCTACTAATGATGACACTGCTCAAATCCTTTCTATTGATTGGTCAAATGATTCAAGTGTTTCTCTTGTGGATAACAGTGTTAACTATATTTATGTTAGATACAATTCTGGAAGTCCAGATGTCATATCTTCTACCACACCTCCCTCTGATAAGAATACCAATATCTTATTAGGATTAGCCTACAGAAACGGGACGGATATCCACATAATTACAGCTGGTCAGCTTATAGCTAACTATCCAGCTAAAACTCTATGGAAGGATATTGAGATAAATGGTAAGTTTCAAAGAGTAAACGGTCTTATACTCGGAGAAAAATCTGACAGAAAAATCTCTATTACTTCGGGCTATATTTATGCAGGTTTAACTAAATTATCCATTCCAGCTTTTGATAGTTCGGTTTCAGATACTTTTACTTCAATCTATAGAGATGGTTCGGGAGATTATACCTATGTTACAGGGCAAACACAAATTGACAACACTCATTGGGGCGATGGTTCGGGGACATTAGCAACCTTATCTAATCCGTTGGGTTGGAGGTCTTATTACGGTGTTCATTGGGTCTACCAAGATGCTGGCGGACACGTATTCGTTTTATACGGTAGGGGTGATTATTTATTAAGTGATGCTGAGAATACACAACCGCCATCTGATATTCCAGATTTACTTTCAAATATTGGTGGTTTGATAGGAAGAATTATTATCGAAAAAGATGCTACTAGTCTTACAGAAATAAAGTCAGCTTTTAATGTTGTGTTTATTCCATCAGTAGCTTCAGAACACAATGTATTAGCTGGACTACAAGGTGGAACAACCGACGAGTATTATCATTTAACAGAAGATGAACACACAGAAGCTACCAGAGATGCTACAAATACTCAAAACGGCTTAATGCCAACAGGGAAACTAGATAACTGGGATGATGCTTATACACACACCACTTCAAATGGTACAGACCATACTTATATAAACCAAGATGTACAGACTACTGCAAGTCCGACTTTTGCAAATGTCTATGTTCCCGATGGGGGATTTATGGGAGTTAGTGGAGAAGACGGTTGGACATTTGACAGCACGAATGGAGATATATCGACTATGAGTAACGTCGGCATCGGTGTATCTCCTACTTACTTACTAGATTTATATCGTTCTTCTAACGGTCCAACAAGAATTAGAATTTCAAACCCAAATACAGGA